GTAAAAGATAACTTTAGAAATAAATTCAAATCAGGTAGGGAAATAATTATGAGTTAATTGTGATTATTCTTGAACCAATACATATGGCACAGTAAAGTCAAAAATTTAAACACTCTCTATAAAAAAAAGCCACCGTAATTGGTGGCTTTTATATTTTATAAATCATCGTAAATCATGAAATAGAGTTCTTCTTTTGGTCTGGTTACCGCAACATAATGTATATTTCTACCCTCTTCATCAATATCCCCATCATCTGTTATAAACGAATATTCGGTTAAACTATGTGTTAAACTACCATGTTTAATTAACATGTCTGGATCAGCTGAGTTAATAACAACGCATCTTGGGAATTCACGACCTTTACTTTTATGTATTGAGGTTACAAAAACATCGGAGTCACTATTTGATTCAATAAAATCAGCGAAGTCTTGGTTGTTTAAAAAATAAGGTAATACGTCATTTAACTTCTTTTTGAGACTATCGGTTATGTTAGATTTCTTAATGTTATCAAGATCCGTCTTTGTTATGTAATTGAAATAACGCATTGGTATCTTTTTCTTCATGGCTTGTTTTTCAATCTCTTTAATAATATTATTTGTCCTAACAAGCACAGTTAACGGTTTCCCATCTTGTAACATCTCAAACAATCTCTTTTTTGTTATGAATTTTTCATCAACAAAACCATCATCTTTTGATTCGGGTATCGCTATTAAAGAGCTAAATTTGTTTGCATTCTCAACAATTTTTTTATGTGACCTAAAATTCTTTGTTAAGGTTAACTCAACAACAGTTTTCTTTTGTTTTAGTAACGACTCAATTTTTTCACAATTTGCCCCAGAAAAACCGTAGATTGATTGGTTTTTATCACCGATAAGGTAATATTGTTTTGCGTTAATTGCGGATAAGATTTTCATTTGAAGTGTTGATGTATCTTGGTACTCATCAATAAAGATGTAATCATACATACCATTAAAAAACTCCTTATGCTTAGGGTCTCTAGTTAATTTTTCGGTATCAATTAACATATCAGAGAAATCACGGCTATTAGTTTCTTTTAAAAACGCAACGTAATGATCATAAAAATTTGGTTTAGGCGCTTTGATACCGTCATAGAATTGTAGTTTATAGGATGAAAATGTTGAGGATATACCAGCACCCTCTTCATAAAATCTTTCAATAGTTGCATAATATTCTTCCCTTATTTTTCTTGGGTCTTTAAACGATGGCTTCTTTTTATCACGATACCAGCTTACAAAATCATAAAAGGTTACAATTGGTTTAAACTTACCTAATTTACCTAATGTACTACTTGTAAAGCTATGTATGGTTGTAATCTTTACTTCGTTATCAATACGACTTCTTAATTCATTTACAGCATCATTCGTAAAAGAAAAGAAAATTATTCTACTTGGGTCAACACCGCTTTCTAATAGGTGATTTAATCTACCTACTGTTGAGTGAGTTTTCCCGCTCCCAGCTGTTGCTGATAATATTACGGATTCTGGTCCGCTAAACTCAATAAACTCAAGTTGTTCTTTAGTGTATCCTTTCATGTTTACAAAATTAGTAATTTATTTGGTTATAAACAAATTTTTTTTTACTTTTGTAAACATGAGTATTATAACATTTAAAGGTGCGTTTGATACGCACATCAAAAAATTTAGTAAAATTAAGTTGGATGAAAAGGATATCCATAACTGTGTTTCTTATATTAGGGCTGTTGTTAAACACAAACATAATACAACAAAATTAAATAAAAATAATGAGAAATACAAAGATATGTTCACGTTAGTATGCGCAATAACAGCCATTTCAAAACGTATAAAACATCCAATCATGGATTATAATAACGTTAATGTTGAACCGTTGCAGCAATTAAGAACTTCATTTGAAAAGTGGGTTGATGTTATTATATTCAATTACAATGAGTTTCCAATTTTTTATAGGCCAATGTATAAAAAAGCTGTTTTTGTTTGTAAAATTAGTGACACCGAATTTATTGTATGCGGATACGCCACACCAAGAATAATTGACAGTTTCCACTCAAAAATGCTGGTTAATAACCAAACAATAAGAGAGCAATCAAATATGAGTGCGTTTTACGGTTTTGACCGTTTAAGACCTATACCAAATAATGTGTACGACTTTAAGAATTTATTCATTTAACTGGGTATTTATATTATAATATCATAGTAATGAGTAAAAAAATATACAAGATGACAGAAGGCCAAGTGGCCAAAATTTTGAACAATAAAGCTGTATCATCAACTAAAGATGAAGGTTTGGATCTTGATGTGATTTCAGAATTGTTTTCGATTCATGAAGAAGCTGAGAACCCAACTTTTTATATATCAAAAGATAAGGAACATTTTGGTAAACCAATGACGGAAAAATCTGATGATTGTTACCATGTTGTTGTAAACCCAGAATATAAAGATCTTTCTTTTGTTTTTGAGGTTATTAATGATATGTATGAAAATAAGGACTTTGAAGCATTAGTTTCTGAATCAAATGTCGTTTGCGAAGAGTGTTTTGAGTTATCCATTGAAAAAAAATTAATGGAAAATTTTGATACTTGGGTTTTAAAAGATATGATTTCTGAAGACGTAAAGTATCACCTTAGTAACAGTATACCTTTATTAGAAAATGAATACAGACCTGGTAGTGAAAAACATGCTATGGTCATCAAAGAAGCTAGAGAACTTTGGGAGAAAAAAATCATTAAGTTATCAGCGTTAGATACAAAATTATTTGAAAACACAGATTTAGGTAGATTTGGTTTATACGAGAATCAAATGGTCCCATTGGATTTACCGTTTACCGAGAATATGGCTGAAGATGAGCTTATCGCTGAAGCTAAATACCAAGGTAAAGATGTTGAAATAGGTAAACCAAAAAGAGGTGGTTCTAAAAAATTCTACGTTTATGTTAGAAAGCCAGGTGGTGGTATTAAAAAAGTTTCTTTTGGTGATACAACTGGTTTATCTGTTAAATTAAATAACCCAGCGGCTCGTAAATCATTCGCTGCCAGACATGATTGCGCTAATAAGAAGGATAGAACAAAAGCATCTTATTGGTCATGTAGATTACCTAGATATGCTAGTTTGCTTGGTCTAAAATCTAAATTTGGTGGATTCTGGTAAACCATATAAAGACATTGAGATTGGTGATAACTATGTCGTAAGGGAATTTGACGAGAATATCGATCCAATTGAACTTATGTGGCATAGGGATAACGAGGATCGTGTTGTTGAAGTTTTAAATACAACTGATTGGAAATTTCAATACGATAACCAATTGCCAATACCCTTAAAAGAAAATGTCTCACTAAAAATAGCAAGACATGATTGGCATAGAGTTATAAAAGGTACTGGTAATCTTAAGTTAAAGATAACTAAAAGTTAACTCTACAACTACCATATACACCAGTAAAATTATTAGTATCATCCATATCTAACCATTCTATACCAGAGTTTGATCCACCATAGAATATAAAATTAGAATTTTCATCCATAAACTCTTCCTCTTTTCCAGGTGGAACAACAATTTCGACACCCTGTAATGCTATGGGTTGGTCTTTTATTTCATAATTTAATACCCCACCATAACTGAAGATGTATAACGGATTGTATTTAGCAAATCTACTAAATAATTGTATATTAATTTTTCTTTCACATTTAACTTCTTTGTTAAAAGTGTAACATAACATTTCAGCCGTAGCCCTATTAACTTTAAACTTATGTACTGATAGTATCTCAGCTAACGGATTTTCGTAAATCATTTAATTGATTATCAATCTTATCGTACAAATCATGTAAGGTACGATCGTTTATTATCTCAGATGTTATGCCAGTAATTAAATCCATTTCTTTTTCAGACGCATGCTCATCACCACCAGTTAAATTTGGACGATTTACAGACCAAATAGCACCACCCATTTTTAATATAGAATCAACTTCGTGCTGAAATCTTACATCGCAAATAACAACATCTAAATGTCTGTTTTGTTCATACCATTGCTCAAAACGTTTAACCCAGAAACCACGACCAAATGCTTGTAATTCTGGTATATACTTTGGCATATCGTATTGAAACACCTCAGTACCCATTATTTGTAAAACTAATCTTGGTGTAATTCCCCAGGTTGGGTCAATTTCATCCTTAGCATCACCAAAAACTTGTTCTTCGGTAAAACCGAACAACTCCATAGCCCCACGTTTAATTGGGTTAGCAAAACTATATTTTACAAAATTTTTATTAGCAACAAGGTAATCGCCTGTTGTATCTTTACCCGAACGTTTTTTTCCTAAAATACCTACTATCATTTTATACTTATTGTACAATAATAGTAAAAATATTTTAAAAAAACAAATCCCCTTTCGGGGATTTTATTTATCTACCTAAAGTACTTAGGAATTCGTCTATAACTGATTTTTTAAATCGTCTTGGTTGTTCTTGAACTGGTTGTTCTTCTGGAGCCATTTCTTCGGCACCTGGTTCAGCTTCTGTTGTATCTTCGGAATCTTTGTTTTGGAGTTTATTTAACATGTCGTTCATATCCTCTTCTGTTATCTTCGTCATATCGATTGCGGATAAAATTGAATTAACAACGTATTTATAATCTTTTGACTCTAATTCCTGGGCACCATCTCTCATTTTTTGGGTTAACTTACCAGTAAGTTTTTGAACCGTTTTTAAGATGGGTTCATCAACGTTTTCAACACCTGTTTCTTGTGCTGGGTCT